CTGTTTACCCGCATCCAGCTGGTATACATTGCAGGCCCCATATCGCCGGTAACGCCCAGGGCGGCTGCGCCCAGGTTGTTAATAATGCCTTTAATAACGCTGCCAGCAGACAGGGCGGTAAAGTAGCCGTCCCACTTGCTTTGCAGGTGCAGGCCGTACGTGCCGTCGCCCAGATCGTCTATACTGTCGATCGTGTCGCTTTCGGTAAATATCTGTTCCCCCTCTAAAGCGGAAAGGCGGTTTATAATCAATTCGACGGCCTCAAAGTATGTACGGACGCGGACGCTTTCAAACTCTGCGTTACCCTGCGGGTCGATGCCCGCGCCTGTGCCGCCGTACAGGCTTTTAACAAAGTCGCCGAAGTGCGCTTCATCCTGGAAGACGGCCACGCCCAGGGCGGTAAGGCCCTGCGCGAAAGTGATACGGCCGGCGGCCACGTCGTCCGCGATCTTGGACAGGAAGCGGGCGTTAGCCGGGCTGTTGGGGCTAAGGTCGTAGGCTTCGTCAGCGTAGCCGGCCTTTACTTTTTCGGTTACTTCCTGGTTATAGCTTTCGCCGGTTTCCGGGTCGGTTACTTCCACGGTGCGGGTTATCCATTCGTACCCGCTGCTGTCCGTAGTGATGCTGTCCAGGGACGGTTTATTACTGTGCGTATGGCCGTCGCCAGGGTTTACCACGTCGCCGCCAGAAACATTTACCACGGTACTGCCGCCGGTGTTACCGGTTGCGCCCAGCTCGCGCAGGCGCTTGCTTCTGGGCCGCGCTGCGCGTAGATTGGTTACCAGTGTAAATTCCTTTTCTGCCATATCGCGTTAGTCTGCTTTGTCGTATTCATCCGGGCGCAGCTCCACCAGGGTAACGTCCGAAGTGTCGGTTATCGCGTCCAGGACTTCGCCCTGCATAAGAAAGCGTTTGCCATCCTGGTTCTGTTCAGTAAACACCTTAAACCCGCCGGCCGGCAGTTCCGCTTCGCCGGTTAGCACGGTACGCCGCTGGGCATACTGGCTATACAGGGTGCCTATCAGCAGTTCTTCGGCCTGCGTGGTGCGGCCCGCCCTGGTAAGCTGCTTTATCTGCTTTCCGGTTGAGGTGCTAAAGTATGCGCCGCGGGCCGTAGGCACGCCGTCTTTGTGCGTCCCGCAGATCGTGTCCAGGGTAATGCTTTCTTTGGCTGCTGCGTTGATTTCTGCCTGGTATTCCACGTCGTCGGTGTTAATCGCGGCGTCGAATTGCTGGCGGTTCATAATTTCAAATTCCGGTAGCTGGAAAAGCGCCCACCAGGTCTTATTCCAAAGGTCGTTAGGGTTTAGCACGGTGTCCGACGGCAGGGTGGTGCCATCGTCCGAAATGATCCAGCCAGCGCCGCGCACTTCCAGCCACAGTTTGCCGCCGCCGGTGGTGCTTGGATATGGGATATACTGGCCATCTTCGGCCTTGCGCAGTATCGTAGTTACGTTCTTGTTGTGCGGATTTAGCGCGGGGTGGTTTTTCTTGAAGCCCAGCACGCCGCAGTCGTTTAGCCGGTCGTCCGGATTGTACCAGCACAGATAGCCCCAAATAGGCGGGTTTTCGTCGTCATTGGGCCGGTAGACTTTCCAGCTGCCGTAAGTCTGCGACAGGGTGGTAACAGGGTTGCTGTTTACGTCCCTGGCCACTATATCGCGGTTATCCCACACGTACACGGTATTAGAGCCGTCCGGCTGGAATTTGATAGTAACCGGCACGTACACAAACGTACCGCTGCTTTTCCAGGTCTTTTCCCATTGATCCTGTTCTACGCCCTCGACACCGGGCGTAAACCATCCCGGCTTTATACCCTTAACCAGGACGGCCGCCTGCTCGAAAGGATTAAAGCGGCAGTCGATAAGGGCGTTAAGGCTCACACGCAGCAGCAGATCGCTGGCACTGTCTACCGGCGGCAGCCACACTTCGGCGCTTTTGAAAAGCTTTTTACCACAGCTGGACAGCTTACCTGGTAGCTGGCCGTCCAGGTTGCCGCGCCACTGTATTCGGGCTTCGCCGTTCTTATCGTCGCCTACCGCATAACCGTGGCAGGACACGTAAAACACGGCCACGCCCTCGCTTTCGGTACCGTCGTTCTGTTCCACGATCTTATAAAACTTCGCCTTGCTGTTAGGGCCTATTTCGGCGTTCTGGCCCTGGCTGGAAAGCCACAGCGTAAAGCCGGCGTCGGTGGCGTCTATCCAGTCGTGCAGATCGGTGCTGTAGTGGAAGCTAATATACTCGCTGTTGCCATACGGTACCGTGTTAAGGTTATTTATGTTGATTAGGTTTTTGTCTACGTCCTGCGTCCAGCAGTCAGTCGGCGCCTGGTTCCCGCCCTGCGCGTAGGTGTTCCAGGTTATCTTTACATTATTGGCCACCTTGTCGGTGCCCATCGTCTGGCTGGCGCCGTTCCACTCTATCTGCATCTGCTGGGCCAGGGTATACGCGCCGTTGAGGTCGTACACCCATATACGGCCATTACGTTGCACCAGGCGCAGGCCCAGCGGCAGCAGTATGCCTTCCAGGGTTTCTTTAAGGGTGGTGGCTTCGCCGTCTTCGTCGTAGAAATTATCGCTACGCACGCGCAGGGCGCCCAGGGTCAGTTTGGAGCTGTCCAGGTACGACGAAATTAACGACTGGTCGATGCTGGTATAGTTAATCGTGCTGCGGCCCAGGGCGTCCGTAAGGATCGCGTACAGTGTCTGCATCCCGGACAGGTTGTATTTGAGCCTGTCCAGTATACCAAAGTCCGAAAAGGTAAAGGAAACCGGGTATTTGCTGGCCCTTTCGTAGGGTTCTTCGTAAAATTCCGGATCGAGCGCGCCGCTCCAGTACAGCAGCCCGGCCCGGTAGACGTCCATACGGATTTTGCCCACTTCGATAGTGTACAGGTCTTCGTAGGTACGGTCGCCGGGGCTTTCCACGCGGATAGTGGCGGTAGAGCCGCACAGCACTTCTTCTTTATCCGTCTTTTTCCACTCTATTAGCAGCGGTTCATCGGCTTCAAAGGTCAGGGCACCTACGGAAGCAAACGGCTGGTCTGCTTCCTGTAGAATTTCCACACGCCAGGTAATACCGGCGTGGCTCAGAAATTCGCCTGCGTATCGTAAGTATTTTGCCATTAGCTACGCCGTCTTAAGTCGGTTTCTTTTTCCAGGATGCCTACCAGGGTGCGGCCCTCGATAATAAACCGTACCCGGCCGCCCATATCGCCAGCGGGCTGTAGCATACCGCGCAGCTTGTCCAGCGGGGCCACCACTTCGGGATTATTCGCGGCGCCGGCGTATTCGCCAAACAGGCCCAGTGTAGGGCCGTAGGCCAGGCCGCCTTTGGCAAACTTCGGGATAGCCAGGATAGCACCGATAACGGCGGCTATAGCGGCCACAGCCAGCGCCGGGCCTACCAGCGGGATGCTGGAAACGGCAGACGCAGCGCCCGATCCGGCCGCCAGGGTGTTAGTGGTGGCCAGCGCCAGGTTAGACGCCGCCACGGCAGAATTAGTCGCTATCTTCTGGGTGCCGGCTGCGACTTCCGCGCCAGCTTCCGCAGTAACGGCGGCGGCTTCCGCAGTCTTTGCCACGGTATGCGCCTGCGTAATGCCGGTAAGCATCTGGATAATGGCTATTACGCCCTTTATGCCGTCCACGATGCTAAAGAAGCCGTCCACGATGCCGGACAGTTTCTGCCAGGCATTGCCGTTACCCTCGATAGCATCGGTTATACCCTCTACGCCGCTGCCTACGTTCTTAAGGCCGCCCCACGTGGAGCGCAGCGCGTCGCCCGCCTTAACGCTGGCCTTTTCGGCTTCTTCGCCGGCGTGCTTGATTGCGTCGGCTTTCTCATTCCACAGGGCTATTTCCTTGTTAATGGCTGCGGCTTCCTGCACGCTGGCCGTTTGCAGCTTTGCTTGCAGTATTTCCAGGTTACCGGAAATGTCGGCCAGGGTGGCGGCGTCGGCTTTCCATATCGGGCCGTGGTCTTCCACGCCTTTGCTGACGTTTTCGGCCACTTCCACGCCCAGGCTGCGGTATTTATCCAGCTGGCTTTCATAGGCCGCGATTTCGCGGTTAATGGCTTCTATGGCGGCTTCGCTGGTGGCTTCTTCCAAACGCTTGCGGGCGTCGGCTACCTGTGCTTCCAGTTGTCCGATAATACCGGACGGCTCCGCAGCGGCGGCGCCTGCGCTGGCTTTCTTGCTGCCACCGGTGCCGGTGGTCTTCCCGGCATTGGCATACTTGCCAGCCAGGGCGTCTATATCCAGGCCGCTGTCGCCGGTGGTCTTAACGTCCACCGTTACTTCGGCTTTCTTGCCACCCAGGCCCAGTATGTTAGACAGCCACTGCCACGCCTGCTTCGCCTTGTCGATAAGCCACTGGAAAGCCTTTACCAGACTTCCCATAATGGCGTCGGCCAGGGGCTTAATAGCGCCCCATACCTGGTTACAGATATTACGGAAGTCTTCGCTATTGTTATACGCGGCCACCAGGGCTGCCACCAGCCCGCCGATAGCGGTAATAACTATGCCGATCGGGTTAGCGGACAGTACCAGGTTTAACACTTTCTGTACAGCCGTCCAGGCTTTGGTAGCTATCGCCACCGTCTTCTGTGCGACGGCAGCGGCGGCCGTGGCCACTTTGTTTTTGATAACCGCAGCCGTGGAGACGGCAAACGCCTTGACGCTTGCGTATACGGTGGTGGTAAGGGTCTTTATACCGGCCGTAAGGGTGGTAATGCTGGAAAGGGCGGTAATCGTGGAAGACGCGATCATAACAAACGGCATAGCGCCGTTAGCCAGGGCGCCCAGCTGTTCTTTAATATCGCCGATCTTGTTAGCTAACTGCGCCTGTTTGCCGCTGTCCGTGGCGGCTAACTGGGCGTTCATATCGCCCACGTTGTTAGTGATAACCTGCGCCAGGACGGCTGCGCGCTCGCTTTCGGTGCCGTATTTCAGTACCTGTGCTTCCGCTTCGCTAAAGGTAATGCCCACGCGGGTAAGGGCCGATACCTGGCCCTGCATAGCCTTGCCCATAAGGTTAGCCACGCTTACCGCGTCGGTGGTGCTGGAATTAACGCCGTGCTGCTGGGCTAACAAATTGTTCATAGCCGGCAGCAGGGTTTCTATGCTGGACTTTTCCTTAAGGAAAGTGGCCACCTGCTGGGCACCGGCCAGCTGCACTTCGTCGCCGATAACGCCCAGTTTCTGCTGCTCACTGGCCAGCTGCTTAATACTGGCTATTTCGTCGTCCGTGGCGCCCATCCTCTGGCGCATAACCGTAGTTAGCTGCGTTTCGGCTATTTCCTGCTGCTGGTAGGACTTCGACAGATCGCCCATAAGGCTTTGAAGCTGGCCAAAGCTGCGCTGCGCAGCATCTATGCCGGTGGCCAGTGCTGCGAAGTTTATTACGTTACCTTTTAGCTGTTTTGCTTCGGATAGGGTGGCTGTAATCGCCTGCTTAAGTCCGTTAGCGTCCTGCGCCAGGGTCTTAAAGCCGTTACCGTCTCCGTCCAGCTTGAAAGTTATAGATATAGTGCTTTTGCCAGCCATTGTTCTAATCCTCTCCTAAGCGGTGTAACAATTCCTTAAAGCGTTGGTGTTTTTGCTCCTTTGTCAGTTCCGGCGCGTCGGCCGTTGAGGTGGCGCGCTTTCGCTTGTTACGATCCCACGGAAGCGGTAGCAATTTTTCCGGGGTCAGTTTCTTTTTGACGTGCGGCTGGATCACAATAGCGGCCAGTATTCGCGTCCGTTCCCATTCGCCCTGCTGTAAGGCTTCCTGCTGCTGGTACCACGCCTTGTTTATGGCTGCAAATTCCTGTGCATACAGGTTGCAGAAGTCGTCGTACGACAGGCCGATACAGCCCAGGGCCAGGCCCAGCAGTTCGTAGATGCCCGCAGGGCTTACGCTTTTGGGTCAGTGCCGGAAGCTTCGCCACCGTTGCCGTCTTGCACCGCAGCGGCCCAGGCGTTCATATCGTCGGGGTCGATGCTGTCTGCAAACTCGATCAGCGATAAGTCAAACTGTTTCTGTTCACGTGCGCAGGCAGACTTAATGCAGCACCACAGGTACGTACACAGTTCCGTAAAGCTGGTGGCGTCCATTTCGGTAATCTCCTTACCGGTCTGCTCCTTAAAGCGCAGCATAGCCCCCATCGTAGGCCGACAGGGGTATGCTTCGCCGTTGATCTTGATTTCGATTTTAGCCATAACGAAACCTGGTTAATTAGGCGTTCTCCGTAATGGCGTTTTCGTCCAGGGTGGTAGGCTCGCCGTCATTTTCCAGCTGGATGCTGTACGTGGCGTCGTCCTGTGCGGGGTCGGTGCGCTCCAGGTTGGCAATTACGAAACTACCTTCCAGGTACGGCTGTTCGTCGCCCTCACGTTCCATACACTTGACGGTAACCGGTTTGCCCTGCTTCCAGGCGGCCAGCAGCTCTTTGAAGCCGCTTTCGGTTTCGTCATAATGTACCAGGCCGTCCGCAGAAATGGAAATGGAAAGCCCGGTAACGGTCTTATTTTTCCACAGGCCGGCAGAAATGGGCGCGGAAGCCTTAGGCTTTACGGCCCGGTCTTTAGTCTCACTGTTAAACGTCGCAGTGTGGCTGGTGCAGTGGCCCACGGCCTTGCCGCCCACGTAAACCAGCATATCGCTACCGTTACAGTAGCCGTTGCGTGCAGTTTTTGCCATTGCTTTATACTGTTTTGTTGTTATACTTTCACGTTGAAGATAAGCTGCTGTACGTAGGCGTCGTCTTGCCAGGCTTCTTCGCTGTCCACCAAAAGGCAGCTGCGCATAGTCAGCGTTTCGTCGTCCGTCTGCATATCGCGTTTATTGTCCAGCGCACCGCGCACGGCTTCGGCCAGTTCCAGGCAGTCGTCGTAATCCGCCGCAAAGCAAATTACTTCCATCTGCACGGTGTCGGCGCCGGGGTTCCCGGTTTTCTGCGGGTTCTGCTCCATCGAAGCGCGCCGGTAAAGGATATACGGCAGTTCGGCTTTGTCAGTGGCCACCGGGTAAACCTTGTTAGTGCGTGCCGTTACTTCGGCACTGTCCAGCAAAAGTTCCCGGATCAGCACACCCGCGCTTAGAGACGTTTTATTTACAGCCATACTTCTTTGCTACTTTTTCGACGTTCTGGATAATTTCGTTATGCAGGTTTTCGGTAACGGTGCCGCTTACCTGGTCTAAGGTCTGGGCCATAAAGCCGTAGCGCTTCATCCTACCGGTATAGTGGCCACTGCGCAAACGGCCTGTCCACTGCCTGGTATGCTTTCCGCCGTTAGACTTAGTACGGCGGTCTTCCGTTCCCAGTTCAGCCCACAGCAGGATAGGTTTTAACTCGCCGCGCCGGTTCTTGTGGAAACCGTACTGCTTCTTTCCTGCTTTGGTACCTACGGTAACACGAAAGCCCGCCTGTTGCTTGAAGACGACTGCACGTACGCCGCTTTCCAGGTCGCGGTCTGTACGGATGCCACTACTGCGCAGGTTGTTTATAGCTGTTTTGCGCACCTGGTTAGCTTCCCTGCGGAAGCCGCCTTTTAGCGCCTTTAACCGCTGCTTTGGCTCCAATTCAGCGAATAACCGCTGCAAATTGCTGTCGTCGTACTGCGCTTCCATATTACCTGCCTGCCGCTACTCATTTACCCGGACGCACACCAAAGTTTTGTAGCCCCTGTCCAGATTAGGGATTATGTTAGTTACCGTGTAAAGCTCGCCGCCCAGCTGCTGCACCCGCCAGTTTTCCTGCACAGGGTGCGCGTCGCGTATGTTATAATCTACGCTGTAGTCCGGGAAATGTTCGCCCACTTCTTCGCTACGCCGGCCGGTGGCTTTTACCCTTTCGGCCCACACGGTGCGGGTGGCTACGTAGGTGGTTTTCTCATTCCCGGAAGCAGTCGTTACCGTCTGCGGTTCCAGCAGCGTAAGCCGATATTTCATACGTCCCGCCTGCATTGCTTAGTCGGTGCTTTTGGTAGTGTCTTCCGCTAACTTTCTAAAGGGCTTGATTAGGGCCTGTAGTGCGTCCGGCACTTCGTGCATTTGCACGCCTGCGACGCTTTCGCGCTGGTTGTACCAGTGGCCCGCCAGCAGCAAAACGGCCTGCTTAAGCTGGGCGGGGTATTCCCCCTTGCCCAGCTCTCGCAGTTCGGCGTCTGTGCGGTTGGTGGCCTGGATAACGTGGGCTTCCGCAGCATCTACGTAATGCTGCATCAGCTCGTCGTCGTCCGCGAAGTCGTCGGCGCGTACGTGCTTTTTGAAAAGGGCCAAACTCACTACAGCCATAATCCTAAACTTTAGTTAGTGCTACGTCGGTAATCCGGTTTACTCTGCCGCGATCTTTCCGAGGATGAAAGCTTCGGGGCGCAGGGTCTTGGTGGCGTAGTCAGTGTTCAGCACAAAGTCTACGCTATCCTTGCGGGCCTGGCTGTACGGATCGACGATGAAGCGAAGCGTACCGAAAAGGCCCATAGGCTGGTAGCCGAAGTCGCCCAGGCCGATATATTCGGTATTGGCGCCGTTGATCGTGTTGGTGGTGTACACCGGCAGACCAAACATACGGCCGTTTTGCAGGATCGGCATAAATACACCCTTTTCGTTGATAGGGGTAATTTCCAGGATCGCTTCGGTGGCCTTGCTCATAACCCAGCAAAGGTGGCTGCCCTCGATGCCGGTAGCAAGTACGGCAGCTTTCATACTCTTAACCAGGGCGGCGGCAATAGCCTTAGGGCTGGTAGCAGCTGCCAGCAGGTTAGGAATATCGACCACGGCGTGGTACTTCTTTTCCTCTTTGGTCTTTTCGCCCTGCTTCGCGGCGACTTCCAGGATGCGGGCAAAGGGGCCTACCAGGTTGGTAGCGCCGTTTACCTTTGTGGTGCCGCACACGACCTTGTTAAGCAGCTGACGCACGGCCTGCGGCATAACGGTACGTACCACCATTTCCAGGATGCCGGCCGACTGGTTCAGCGACTGGTTGGTAACAGGGATAGCGATACCGATACGCTCAGGGGCGGCGGTCAGTTTGCTAAAGTCGATCTTAGTATCGCCCAGGGCTACGCCCTCGCCAGCGATAGAAGCTTCGACGGCTTCGTAGACAGGCCAGACGAAATCGCCAGCCAGGCCGGTAGGCATAGGCAGGCCCACTTTGTCCAAAATGAAGCCCTCTTCCAGCGGCTTCAAAATGTCCTGGACGTTAAGCGGGATAATGCCGCCGGTCTCGACGTCGGCGACCATCATACCTGCAAATTCGCCCTCGCGGACAAAGGTAATTTCGGTCTTCTTGCCGTTCTTGGCGTTCTCGCGGATAATCTTTTCCGCGTCGGCCTTTGCGTTGGGGTTCTCGCGCAGATGCTCTGCCGTGGCGGCCTGCATACGCATAGCAAGCAGCTGGTTTTCGCGGGCCAAAGCTTCGTACTCTTTGGTTTCGGCTTCGGTGCGTTCGCGCTGCTCCTGCTCGCAAGCGTCAGCAATAGCGTTGATGCGCTCGCAGTTGGACTGGTACTTGTTCACCAGTTCACGTACGTTTACGGTGTTCTTTTTCATTGCTGAAAAGCGTTTTAGGGGTTAAACTTGTAACTTAGTATTTGCAGCGCGGCGCATTTCGCGCAGCTGCTTTTCTACTTTTTCTTTGTCCACTTTGGGGGCTTCCGGCTGGCCCGGTTTGGCGGCTTCGCGCAGATCGCGGGCAAATTCGCGGGCTTCTACGGAAGTATCCGGGTACGCGGGATCGGCGGCCAGCGTCATATCGTAGACGCCGGTAACGGCCTTAACCGTGTAGGTAATGTAGGCGCGGCCGTCCCTCACTTCCACGGTGCGGCTTACAAAGGCTTCGTCCCAGTAATGGGTCGAAAACATAAAGCTGCACCCGGCCAGATCGCCGCGCTTTACCAGTTCCAGGGCCTT